CTATAGAACGCATCCAGGTAGTTGGGATCCGTCCAATGAATAATCTCCTTAACGTACTTTTTCGTTTTCATGACGTTACTCCATCCACTTATATCTAGATTATACGCCGATGACAGCCGAAAAAACAGCAGAACAACGCATCGATCAACTGGAAAAACACGTTATTAAATTAACGCTGCACCTGAACCAGATAACCGAGGCGTGCAACGACAATACCGAATGGCGCAAGGATATTTGCGAGGGGCTGCAAAGCCTGGGGGATGCAATGGCTGATGATGTGGAAATTGTGTTCACGCCCGATGACTCGCTACGCCGCGACAAATCCAAGGATAACTAATGCCGGACAAAATAAAACTCATTGCTGCGATTGATGCGGCAGAGGCAAGTGCGCTTGGCGGGGATCGTTCTGGTGATTTAAGCAATGAACGGGCATTGGCGATTGATGCCTTTTCCGGCAAGAACATTGAGCCAGCCGATGAAGGTCGCTCCCAGGTAGTAGACTGGACCGTCTTTGAAACCATCCAATGGATTCTGCCTAGCCTGACCCGTATTTTTGCCAATGGTGACAACGTGGTTGAGTTCTCACCGCTAGGCCCAGAAGATGAAGAGGTGGCAGAACAGGAAAGCGATTACCTGAATTACCTGGTCACCCAGAAAAACAATTGGTTTCTGACGCTGTTAACGTGGTTCCAGGATGCGCTGCTCACGAAGAATGCGTATTGCCTGGCGTTCATGGAAGAAAAGCTACGCACTGAAAAACAGACTTATATGAAACAATCCGATGAGTCTTTGGCGCTGTTGCTTGAAGAGGACGGTATCGAGGTGGTGGAAGCAAGGTCATATCCTGACCCGGATGCAGAGCCGCAAATGGCGCAAGATCCAATGACAGGCCAGCCTGTTATGGCACCACCGCGCAACCTGCATGATGTTATTGTTCGCAAGACTACACCAAGCAAGCGATTGCAGTTTAAGGTTTTGCCACCCGAGAATGTTTTAGTCGGTGAGGACACGCCCGATTTCACGACCGAGAATTGCAGCTATTTCGAGTATTTCGAAGACTGCACCATTTCTGATTTGCGCAGCATGGGCTTTGATATACCTGACGATATAGCCAGTGACATCGATAACAATACCGATATTGATTCGGCTCGTTCACGCTATAACGAAGATTTAGACCAGGCTGAGTCACCAGACCCTGCGATGCGTATGGTCAGGGCCAGGACGATCTTTATCAAGCAGGACTACGATGAGGACGGCATCGCTGAATTGCAACGTGTTGTACGTGTCGGTAATGAAATCCTAGAGCGGCAGGAAGTATCCCGCATACCAGTCGCGTCTATCGTGCCATTTATTAATACGCACAGGCACATTGGCGCATCCGTTGCTGACCTGACCTTTGATCTGCAAAGAATTAAAACCGCTTTGTTACGGGGTGGGCTGGATTCCTTATATTTATCCCAGAACCCTCGCCATGCTGTGTCCGATAAGGTCAACCTTGATGACATGCTGGTATCGCGCCCTGGGGGCGTGGTCAGGATGAAGGATGGCTCCGTGCCAGCAGAGGGGCATGTCATACCGTTGAGTACCGAATTTACCCTGCCGCAAACGTTAGAAGGCTTGAGGCATATGGACACGGTTATCGAGGCGCGAGTCGGTGTCAACAAGATGTTCCAGGGGATTGATGACAGTGCGATCAATGACCATAACCGTATTGGACAGCTATCAACAATGGCTGCACAAAGGGTTGAGCAGATAGCAAGGGTGTTCGCCAACGGTGTTGAATACCTCTTCAGTTTGGCGCATGAGTTGATTATCAAGTCGGGCCATCAGTCCGAGGTAGTCAAGCTCAAGGGCAACTGGGTCACTATCGATCCCACGCAGTGGCGCAGTGGGCGTGATATGCGTGTCGTTGCACCTTTTGCAGCAGGTAATAAAGATACGTTGGTTGCCAGGCTGATGACCATAGCGGCACTACAGGAAAAAGCATTGGCTGGGGGGTTACCGATAGTAAATGCTGAAGATGCATATAACACGGTCATCGAGCTCACTAAGGCATCAGATTTTCCGGCACCGGAAAAATTCTGGACTGACCCGAAGATGATACCACCACCACCACCGCCACCTGATTACACCATGATGGCTATCGAAGTGGAGAACAAGAAAGCGGATAACCAGGCAGCGGATAGCCAGGCTGATTCAGAAACAGCGAAATACAAGGCTGACCTAGACGCGGCAATGGAGAAATACCGTGCTGATTTGACAGCCGAAACACAGATAGCACTGGCCCAGATTAAGGAAGGGCAGCAGGCTAATTTGGAACGACTAAAGGCTGGCTTGAAGGTGTCGGATGCTGCGCTCGCTATTGAGAACGGTAAGGGGTCAGTGATCCCGATTGGCAATGCGTTTGATGCGCTGGCGGCTACCCTGGGTCAAACCATGAACAAGCTGGACCAGACCATTGCGGCTGTAAGTGCAGAAAAAGAGATCGTCAGGGATGATCGAGGCAAGGTGGTAGGCACGAAGCTCAAAGCTGTGCAGTGATGGTGATAGTCGGGCATGGACCCGGCGCATATCAATTAACGCCGGATTTCCTTGACCAGCATACGGTGGTTCGCCTGGGTAAGGATGAGAAGCCCAAAGTCAAATCATTGGTCGAGGTGATTGGTGATAAGGCTGACATTGTGTGCAGTTTCTCGCCGCTACACCAAAGAAAGAACGCCTTATTCTGGTGTTTGGCTGGGCCGTTACGACAGTTCTGTATCGATCAACTACAGCCGTTTAATCCTGCTTTTGCAAAGCCCTCTTTAGGGCTAAGTGCAGCGTTAATCGCAAGGGATAAATATCCTGATTCTGAAATTGCAGTATCTGGGTTTGATACCACCCTCAACCCGGAGAAAGCCGCACAAGGATGGGTACACGATGCGACTGCTGAAAATGCGTGTTTAAGGAGTTTGCAGGTAATTGAATTATGACTGACGTAACCGCAAAGGCTGATCGTTGTAGCCGTCTAATTAACGACAAGGATTTAAAGCAGGCATTCGTCGATGTACGCAATGCTATTTATGAAACGTTCGAACAATGTCCCGTGGATGACGGGGAGACACTCGTTCGACTTAAACAAAGGCTCCATCTCCTGGACTCGGTATGGGCAAACCTGGAGCGTGCTGTCGCTGATGGCAAGCTTGAGGCGCACCGAATCGAAGAACAGGGCAAGGTGAGTTACCTGGGTGATATATGGCAGAAGAAGCAGTAAGTGTAGAAGAACAGATCGGTGCAATGGTGATGGGTGAAGAACCAGCACCGGAAGAAGAAATTATTGAAGAGCCTGTAGCAGAAGAGGTTGCCGAAGAGCTTGATGTAGCAGGTGAAGAAGCGCCCGAGGTCGAAGGCGAAGAGGAACCCGTCGAGCAGGAAGCCTCTGATTATGTCGAGGTGGACTACGACGGTGTGGTCTACGAAGTGCCACCAGCATTAAAAGATGCTTTGTTAAGGCAATCGGACTATACGCAGAAGACCCAGCAAGTTGCCAGCCAGCGTAAGGAAGTGGACCTGCTGCAACAACAAGTGCAAACGGCCCGTAAGGAGCAACAGTTTGTCCAGGAAATTCAGCCTGACCTGAACAACGTTGGTTATTTACAGGCATCCATCCAGCAAATGGAAACAGAATTACAAGCCAATCTGGCGCAGATGACTTCCGAAGATATGTTTCGCCGGAAGATCGAGGTAGATGGCTATAAAGAACAACTCAATGCCTTAAAACAAGGTCTTGAGCTAAAGTATTCTGAATTTGAGGAAGCGCAGAAGCAGTCGTATCACGAACTTCTGGAACAAGGCGCTCAAGTTCTCAAGCAGACGATTCCTGATTGGTCGGAGGATAAACAATCTCAGGTAAGGGACTATGCTCTTTCGAAAGGCTTCAGCCAGCAAGAGGTAAGTTCAATACTTGACCCCCGGCATGTCCAGATTCTTTGGGCGGCATCCCAATTTGAATCCCTTCGGGAAAAGGCTGCACCAGCAGCGGAACAAATCAAATCCGCACCCACTATCAAGACTAAAGCGCGTAATCCCATGCCGGATGCTACGCGCTCCAAGCTTGATTACCGAAATAAATTAAAGTCTAAAAATTTGAACGCCCGTCAAAAAGCGCAAGTCATCCAAGACGAGATGGCGAAACGCTTCGGGTAAAAAGGTAACTAACAATGGCAATAGTAACAAATACGAGTACAACGTACTCTGTTGGTAC